AGTATATGATTGCAACTCTAAACATTCAATCATACGTTTGCAACTGGCATTGATTTGTAAACGTACTTTCCCTTTTCCGTTACATAACAAACCCTGTACGGCTGTGACTCTATCGCGTATTGGCGGGTTGCTTTTTGCTGATAGATTAGTGAATCCATAAGTTTCAAGAATCTGTATATCTGTTTTGCTTGCATTTGTAGAACGATTCCCTCCACTTGCGTCAGGATAAACATAAATCTTACTGGTAGGGTATCGGCGTTTGATTTCTTGGGCAAGTGCGTCCGTATCATGTGCAGATACAATCTCATCAATTATTAACAATTCATCATTTAATTTAACTCCGATAACGGCGCTCATATTTCCAATATTAAAGTCCACCCCAATTCTTAAAGGCTCCCGCGAATAATCAGGAATCGAGTTAACTATATTATCAGCCCTGACGAAACGGTCATAGACTTGCCCGGTAGTTAGGTTTGTAAACTCGCCATTGAGATAGGCTTGCAACATACTGGGGTCGTAGTTGCTTTGCATTCTTTCAATAAAGTCGTCTGGTAAGTGCGGGTTGTCTTGTGTTCTCATTCGTATTAGCTTTCTGTCCTCCCTTTCCTTTGCTTCGTCAGAGCCGAATGTATTCCACATCCACCTAAAACCTTCCGGGGTACTTGCAGCGCAAAACTGCCTTACATTGCCGGCTCTTAGCCTTCCAAGTATTTTAGGAAAGGCTCTATCGCAAACCGTTGGGGCTACTGTATCTATTTCGTCTGCCAATACGAAAGCTAGATTCAATCCGATTATGCGTGACCAGTTTTCAAAACTTCTGCATAATATTTTTGTATCTCCACCCGGTAAGTGCAGTATGTATTCGGGTAACGGACTAGCTCTAAAGGTGTAGGGTATTTCATAATGCTCCAAAAACTGTTCAAAGTCTGTTTGCCATATATCACGGATTAATGGCCCTGTTGGCTCCATAACAGCCCCAGTAAATCCTACGTTAAGCGCAGCCAGTTTCACACAAGCCGCGCATAATGCTCTAGTTTTTCCAGCACCATAACCAGCCGAAAGTCCTAATATTTCTGTTGTATTATCATCAAAAAAAGCCTTTTGTGGTTCGTGTAGGTCGTTTCTTATTCTTTCTAGCAATACATCAATATCAACCGAAATACCAGCGCTACCGGGGCGATCAAGTACTGAACCCTCCCTAGAAAGTATGCTCATGTTGATATTTGGGCGATCTTAGCCATTGCATTTATACACCCCAAAGCAACGTGTAATTGGTTGTTGTTTCTGGCCTCTTTTTGCAGTGTTGAAAGCTGGCTCAAAATGTCCGCGGTAAACTGTCTTCTGTCAATGTCGAAATCTTTCTTGAGAATGATACGGGCATCTTGGATGTACTGCTCTGTCTGTCTTAACTTCAACCCCCACTCAGCCGCGGTATATTTTATGATTTCTGACCGTGTTACACCACGCGCAAGTAGAGCAGCAATTCTGTAAGTTCGATGTTCTTTTTCTGCCTGTGTTGCTTTCTTTTTGTCCACTAGGTTAGTTTGTTAAAAGAGTCGAGGGCGTACCATACATGAGAGTTCCGGTAGCCGCCTTGATAAGTTGGAATAATCGGTGTAACTCCGTGACGATTGCGCCAAGCCGGGTAAACCAATAATGAGTTATCAGTTTGGTCAAAGGTAGCGTTGTAATCAGGTACATGGAGATTACCCCCTTTGCTGTTACGCCTTTTGGTAATTATCATATTTATAGCACCTTTTACGTTGGCGTGGTCTTGATGAACCGGTGCGGAAATATTGCAATTTGAAATCGTAGATGAAAAATTATTAGCAAAACGCCATTTTTCCGGTATTCTTTCGCGTATTTTCATAAGGTGTGCATCTGCTACGGTTGGAATAAATTTTTTGACAAGTTCAAACGATTTAATACCGGCAACGTGCATTGCCTTTGCAAAGATATTGGCACTTTTTACAGCGTGAACTGATGACCGGGTAGCGTATGGCCTTCTCATGTGTGGTTTTGGTGGGCAAGAACCCAAGATTGTTGAATACTGTTTTACTTCTGATTCCTCATCATGCAAGCCACTAGACCGGCGCATATCAGATTTAGGAACTCTTTTTGTCTGTATCTCCCGGTCTGCAATGTTAACTAGGTTCTGCAAATCGTCTGGCAAAGTTTTTATAAATAAACCTACCGGGGTTCCATCAGGGTCGATTAAAACACAATCATCAAATACGTTAGGTTCAAAACCTCCTACAGAATCGCCTATTTTAAGGGGCGATGTTACAGGTTTCAGGATTAGTTCAGGTAGTTTCATAATGCAAAACAATAAACCATTGAGTTTTTAGGAAACCAAGTAGCACCCCAGAATGTAACGTCCCTTTCAACATAGTGCAGAGACTTGTATTCTGCTTCTACTCGATAATCAGCTTTTTGTTTGTCGATCACATTCCAAAGTTTTGGTATGTATGGGTCATAATCGAAACTCCATTCATAAACAAGTTTTTCAAAAGTGGCCATACTATGCGTCAGGATTGGTATTTCTGCGCCTTCAATATCCATCTTACAATTATCAGCTAGGGCAGCTTGCGTATCAAAATTTATACAAGGTACTTTTATACCTTTTTTTCTAATGCCTTTGTGCATTATCGAGTTACGCCAAACCCCGCCGTTAGGCCCGATTGTTAAAATTGTAGACTTTCTTTCATCATGGACTAGGGCGGCTTCTTTTATTTCTACAGCATTTTCAAAACCGTTTAATTTGAGGTTTTTTTCTATCATTTCGCAGCTGTAAGGGTCTGGCTCATAACAAACAGTTGATGCACCTTTAGAGGCTGCCAATAGTGAAAAAGCACCAACATTACCACCACAATCAAGCCACGATTCGTTGGCCTTAATAGTCATACCTTTTTTCTGGTAACAATCTTGCTTCAGTACTTCTATAAATGTTTTGGCATCAGAAAAACCCTCCCGGTAAAAAAATTTAATACCGTTTATTTCTCCTTGGGATAGTTTCATTTAATGATTTGTTCTAACGCTCTAACTAGCTCTTCGCCTACATAGATTCCTTTTTTTCTAGCATCTGCAACAATAGCTTTGGCGTGTTCGTAATCTTCCGGTCTAAACTCTATCTGAATTGCTTTGTATACATTGTTTGCTAGTGCGTCAGTTGGGTCCTCGAAATCATCCAAGGAACCATAGTCAGGTTCATCTGCAAATGTTGGTATGTCGTCCCCCCAACCTAGTAGTGAAAGGTCAAAACCATTTTCTGATAGCTTTTCTAGTTCTACTTTTAATAGATCATCGTCCCAAGACGAGTTAAGAGCCAGTTGATTATCTGCAATGATGTACGCTTTGCGTTGCTCTTCTGATAGATGGGATAGGGTAATTGTTGGAACTGAATCCATTCCAATTCTTTTTGCTGCTGTAATCCTTCCGTGGCCAGCAATCACATTCCCGGTATCGTCTATAAGAACAGGATTTGTAAAGCCAAACTCTTTTAAAGAATTAACTAGCCTTTCTATTTGAACCTCGCTATGTACTCGGGGATTATTTTTGTATAATGTGAGATCAATAATTCTTGATTGCTTTATATGTTCTGGGGCTACGATTGGGTAGCTCGGTGTTTGGGTCATAAGTCGAGGTGTATCTGTTCTGAGTTTAACCCTTTTTTCTTAGGATAAAACTCTACAGGTCTA